GATCGATATAGACCTTAGTGCGACCGTTAAGTACGCCAGCGAATGTTGAACCAGTATCGTCAACATTGAGGTTAGCAGAAAGTGCAGGTGTATAGTCAAGCATGCCAGCAGCTGCAAGAGCTGAAGCAACGTCAGATGAACATACGATGAAGTTACCTTTGCCACGACGTGTGTCTTTAGCAATTTGGTTAGCTTCACGCTCGATCTGAACTACGAGACCTTTGAACTTCTCAACTGACCAACGACCGTCGGAATCAGTCTCAACGTCGAAAGTACCAGCAGCTGCAACGTTAGAAGTCTGAGCGCCAAGCTTAGCTTTTACGTTGATAGTACGGATAACTTCACGGTTGATTTCAGCAAGAATCTCAGCTGAAAGAATGTTAGCAAGCTCTGACTCAGCGTCAAGACCGTGGATAGCCTTAAGGTCTTGTGCCAATTCCATAGTGTACTGAGCTTTCAGTGCACGAGTCTTAGCAGTTACGCTTGTCTTCTCGATTGAGAAAGCCATTTCTGCCATAGCAGAACCAGTGTTGCCAAGAGCTTCACCATCTGCAGTAGCAAGACCAGTACCGAAGTCGAATGAATCTTCTACGCCATCAGCAGCAGTAGTATCAGTACCAGTAGTACCAGCAACAGATGAAGAATCACCGCCGTGTGTACCAGTACCAGAGAAGCCAGTGTTAGCTTCAGCTTGAAGAGCTTCTGTACCACCTTGTGTGCTATAGCGGCTCTTCATAGCGAAGATCAAACCAGTAGGACCAGACATTGGCTGAACGCCAGCAATATCATAAGCCATAAGGTTAGGCATAGAACGACGAACCAGGCTAATCAGGACTGGGTCCCAGTTAGCAACGCCAGCGCCAGTAGCGTTAGCAGCAGTTTCAGTCATCATACCCATTGAATTACGCTCTTCGCGAAGAGCAGTTTCTTGGTTTTCAAGAAGTACAGCAGTTACGTGCTTCTTGTAGTTGTCCTGGATCGCAGGGATCTCAGTATGCTCGAGGATAGGTGCCCATTTCTCGAGTGATTTTTCAGCATTAAACATTTAGTTTACTCCTAGGGTTTTACTTTTTAAGTGTTTTTGAAATTGCAGAAGAATAAGCTGCCATTGCGCCAGATAGCTCTACCTGATCGCTTTCTTCAGCAAGTACTTCTTCTTGGTTTGTTACAACTGGTTTTGCAAAGTAAGATTCTGCGATAGTATTAACCTTTTTAGTAAAGGTTGCTTCATCTTCAAAATCAACATCTTCTACGAGTTCTTTTAGCTTCTCAACTTCAGTAGCTACAAGGTTCTTAGATGCTTCTGCAATAATTTCTGATCGTTGGAATGTTTGTACAGATTCATTCAGACGAATATTAGCTTCAGTCTCTTTAGTAAGCTGCTCTTCGAGTTCAGTAACCTGAGATGATAGGTCATCGACCAAGTCAACTTTAGATTCTGGAACATCGACATAATGCTCAGTAAATACACCTTTCAGTGCAGACATGAATGACTCAGAAATCTCGGCACGAAGACCAGATTCAACAGCTAAACGATTCTCTTCCATCCAATTCTCAACAACATAGTTAAGGTAACCATCTACCTTTTCTACGAGCTCAGACTTGACTGAAGCAGTTTCCTCTTCAAGAGAAACTTTATATTCCTCTTCAAGACGATCGATTTCGCCAGATACCTTAGTCTTAACAGCTGCTTCGAAAATAGTTGCAGCTTTACCTTGGAATTCCTCAGACAAATCATCAGATGATACGAGAGCTTCAAGATCAGCTTGGAAGTCATAAGACTCCTTTACCTTACTCTTGCTTTCTTCTACTTCATCATCTTCTTCTTTATCTTCTTCTTCGTCGTCGTCACTGCCCATCATACCTTCGTATGCGGCTTGTAACTGCTCTTTTTTCATCTTAGACATTTCTTTATACATAGCATTAATAATGCCAGCTTTGGTCTTAGGAACTTCAGCAGTTGCTGCAGCTTCTTCAAGAGTCTCTTCAGTCTCTTCTTCAACTACCTCAACATCTTCCGCTACTATTTCCTCAGCATCCTCCGCGATGGTTTCCTCAGTCTCAACTTCAACGTCTTCAACGAGGTCTTCATCATGGAGTTGTACTTCAGTTACGTCTTCGACGAGATCCAGATCTTCTACTTTGGTCTCTTCAGACATTTGTTACTCCTAATAATCTAGAGTTAAAGTTTTGAGAGGAAATCTGACCACACCTTAAGCTGTGTTTCCACAAGCTGGGATGATGATGCTGTTTTGATTTCAGTCTCATATTTTTCAACGTCTTGCGCTTTGAGGATTCCATTTTCCCAGATCCATTCAACACCTTCCATAATCCCATTTACGAAGGCTTCAGGAGCTGAGGGATCTTGAACAATGTCCACAGTGGCTAAGACAAAATCTTTACCAACCATGTTTACCCCATTTTGCTGCACAAGTGTACCCATACCACGACTAGAAACACCCAGCTGAACACCACCCTCAACCAAACCCTTAACGATTTGACCCATAGGAGTATCCAATACGAGTGCTTTTCCCATCACATTATTTCCGTCCCAAGAGAGTTCAGTAATGCGATGTGAAACTTTATCCAAGTTAATTTGAGGACCTTCAGGGTGATTAAGCTCACCAACTGCACGACCCTTAACAACTTGTTCTGTTACATATTTGTTAACAGCAGATTCCATCACTTCTCGAGGATAGATTCTACCGTTTCTATTTTTGGACTCAGCTTGCATAAAGATGCCTTCAATCACGACATTTTTTTTGCCGTCGGCAGCTTCAGTTACGTAACTAAGCTCTGACTCTAAATGTTCTGTTATAAGCTTCATTTATGCTCCCATTAAATCGGCAAATTCTTTAGCTGATTTCTCTGCATCCTTTGCAGACTTATATTTATCATCTAGTAATTCGCCATCAATGTGTACTGCAAACTTAGAACCGCTTTTTGTTATAACAGCCTTTGATTTCTTACCAACAGTAAAGCTTTTAACTGGCTTCCCAGAAGCTTCAGTCAGATTCAATCTCAGAGCTTTGAAATTCAGCATCTTCTTGTCCCATTCCATTAAACACGCGGTCTGCGATTTCGATCTTCTTTGTGTTCAATACATCATTAATCTTTGACGACATTATAGAAGCAAATTCGTTATTTGCATCGCCTGTCTTATTATCTTCTAATGCTTTAATAAAGCTATTTATATCACTCATTGCCTATTCCTTATAGTATATTTATACAAAATCACGTTTAAAGATCGTCTTCGTCAGGGATTTCCCCTGAATCTCTTTCCTCTTTCATCTGATCTTTCATGCTATCAATATCTTCATCAGATTGCATGAGAATATTCTTACGAACCCATTCCATAGAGAAATATTGACCTACATATTGATCTAACTCAGTAAGCATACCAATTCTTTCTCTCATTATCTCAGCATCTTTTAGCTCTGAGAAATGTGAGTCTTTAATGTAGTCTACTACGATCTGTTCTTTAATTTCAGACCAATCTGATTCAGTAATAATACCTTTCAGTATTAGCTGCATCTTTAGAAGATCGAGCAATAACCAGGAGAACTTTTTACGGAGTCTATTAATAAATTTTTGGAACTTAACTTCATCTCTTGAAATTTCAGTAGAACGACCAAGAGAGAACTGTGACTCCTGGTCTAAACGGTTAACTGGTACGTTAAGAGATTTATATAGCTTTTTCTGAAAGTATATAATATCATCAATCTGGCCTAAGTTTTCGCCGCCTGGCAGAGTTGTGATTTCAGTACCACGACCACCTTCGCGACGAGGCAGCCAGAAATCCTCAAGCATTGACATATTCTTTCGATCGTCTTTAATCTCACCTGTATTCGCATCATAGACCAACTTGTTACGATAGTTGTTCATAATGTTTTTAAGGTATTCTTCTGCCTTTCCTTTCGGTAGGTTACCCACGTCAATATAGAAGATACGACGTTCAGGCGCTCGTGACATACGATATATGACCAACGAGTCTTCCATCATACGCAACTGGTTAACTGGCTTAATTGATTTTTGCAAGTAAGACAGTACTTTAGTACGTGATGGATCTAGCAATCCAGATGAAGTATATTGAATTGCATCCTTTGAAATCTTAACACCCTTATTACTTTTAATAAGTGCTGTGTCCTGATAGAGATAATATTCATCTACCTTAGTAACTATCTCAGCACCAGTTTTAGGGTCTTTTTCTTTTTCTATCTCCTTAACCTTACGAATCTTAGTAGGGTCAATAGGTCTAACTTCTAATAAACCTTTTTTGGGGGATTTATCATCGATAATCATATGATAAAACAATCTACCGTCTACATACCAACGACGAAAGATTTCGTGTGCATAGTGATTGAATTGCAGTAACTCTACCACATTTTTAAATTCTTCGCGAATAATCTTTTTAATGTTATCCGGCTGATCCAGATCATCTGTAATAAGATCGACTGGAGCTGACGATGAATCTGAAACAATAGCTTCATTAATAATATCTTCAATAGCAGCATCACACTCTGGCTGTTGTGCAACGTCTCTATAGCGACGAATCATATCAGCTTCGTTACGAGCTTCTCCACCGTCAAGATCTACATATTGACCAAAGTGACCGCCTGAAGCTTGGACATAACTGGATCCGTCATCCTCTAGTGGGGGAACAAAGGATTTTTTCTTACTATCCTCTTTATCCTGATCTTTACGCTTAATCTCAAAGCCAAATAATTCTGCCAATTTTCTTTCTCCAATGAATAATAAGAGGGGAGAAAAACTCCCCTCCTACTATTATCTATATGGCCTTAAGATGTTGTATCTGATTCCCAATACTGAACCTGCATTTCTACAGTAAACTCTTCAATACCTTCTGAATCATAAGATACCTCAATTGTTGATAGATTCGTTGGCCATAAGCCTCTGAATGTATAACCCTTAAGATTTTCGCCATTTTTATCTAACTGATATACAGATGCATCTGCAAAGTATTCAGATGGATCAGTAGCACCAGTATTTGCATTATGGTTGTTGATGAGATTCATCCACTCTTCAAATGCATTACGTAATACAAAGTTTGTATCATTAATTACAGTGATTGTCCAAGGCTCGAAAGTACGATCTCCAGCGATCTGAAGTTGACGTCCTCGAAAAGGAACTGTAATAGGAGTGATAGTTGAACCAGGTAGTGCAGCACCTTTAATAAGGAATCCACCAACTTCTGATTCAGCAGCACCAGCTGCAATAGCTGCTGGCCAACCCATCTCAACCTTAAATAGGTTTGAACGAGCACCACCACCTGTTAGTTTTGACTTAAAGTCATCTACGCCTAAAATAGCCATTCTTTATCTCTCCTATTGTCCGACGATTTCTGAGAATTCAACGCCGGTACGAGTAGCGATAAAGTTCAATGTGATGAAGTTAATAGAACGTGCTGGCTTAATGTAGATATCAGCTACAAACTGATTAGAGTCTACAATTGCTCAAGGATTGTTCGTTGCAT